AATAGAAGAGCATATTCACAGCATACTCGGAGACTTCCATCTGTCGGCCTTTTACTATGACTATCCTTTTGTGCTCATCTCTGTAGATTTCTGAAAGCCAAGGCCGTTGCTCGAACCAAGTCTTCTGCTCTGGCGGAGCCTTCTCAGGAAGTTTGACATAGTTCTCAACGAATGTCATAGGGTCACTGAGGTCTAGAGTAACGTCTTTGGGTTCCTTCGCCTTAATCTTGTTGAACTCCTCTTGCAAGCCCTTCAGAAGACGCTCATTCGATGAACTCATTGCAATGTTTATATAGGTTGGTGGTTTATAAGTCTTCATGGGAAAGACAGTCAAGGTGGTCTACTATGGCCTCATTTGTGACATCCCCGAAGAAGGGATAGAGGCCGCAGGCGAACTGTCCTTCTTCCCATTCTCGTCCTCAGAACCGCCCTATTACAGAGTTGAGGCAGACAAGAGCATCACGTTCCTAGATTGGGTTTGTATACTCGATACCATTGAGAATACGGTTTAAAGGTTTATAAAGGCTCATGAGAAGGGTGGGTGTATGGTAAAGGGAACCAAGAATCCGTTAGGGGATGTGCCGGAGTTCGACAGCCAACTCTGTGCTTTCTGTAATGGCAAGGAGTTGGCCACACTGAGCGTCACAGGGATGTCCTTCCCGATGGGCGACAACTGCCACAAGAAGTCCATTGATAGGAACGTGAGTTGGGACGATAACACTACTCTCAAGGAACTGAAATCCTTATTAAGACAGAGGAAGAGGGGATAGACCATGAGTGAAGCAGAAGACTTAGCGAAGATACGGTATGAAGGTGCGGCACAAGGGACTAAGAGAATAGACCCCAATAACCCTCTAGTTGAAGACACAGTAGGAGCAAAAGGTGAGGACGAGTTTGCTGTTCAATTTAACTTTCCGAGACCAGAACGAAAGGCCAAACCATATGGAGATGGTGGTATAGACTTCGAGACCGAACAGTATGTGATTGATGTGAAGACCTCACAAAAGGAAGGCCATCTGTTAGTCAAGTCTAAGGATGCCAAAGCCGATGGTCACAACAAACCCATGATTTATGTTAGAGCGCATTACGATAGAGCAACCAATGTTACGACTCTACAAGGATGGGAATGGGGAAGTATTGTTGTGGATTGCCCTGAGAAGGACTTTGGAAAGAAGGGTGTCACATTGATTTGCCGCTACAAACCCACTTCGCTACTCCATAGCATGGATGAGTTACACAGGTTGCTTGGAAGATGACTTGGTATATCAATAAGCAAGAGGCCGAAACTCTGAAAGGCTTGCTTCCGCCCGATGTCATTGTGGTCAAGGCCGAAGAGATTGGAACGGATAACGTCATTCAGGGTGTGGAGAAGAGTAGGATGTATGAGAGGAAAGAACTGAAGGACTTTCTTGCATCTGTTCACGATGGCCGCATCTTTGAGCAACTGAAAGACCTCTCGAACAACAAGGAGAACTACGAACCCTTCGTCATTCTTGAGGGGTTAGGATTCTACGATTGGACTATAAAGAAGTGGATGCGTCTTGACGACTACTTTGTGGCCCATCCAGAAAGAAAGGTGTCCTTCTATGAGGCTCTTACAGCGTTTCGGGCTTTTGGTGTCGGTCTAGTCCTCACTATGGATAAGGCAGACACGGCTCTCTATCTCACCCATCAGAACCTCAAGTTGGGCAAGCCCAAGGTCAAGAAGGAGTATCCAGAGCGAAGAGGCTTCCGCAAGGATTGGGACAACGAGAAGAAGAAGCACTATCTTCTTGAAGCCTTTGGGCCAACAATAGCGACGACTTTGATTAAGAGGTTTGGAACTATAGACGATATGTGCCACATCTTAGGACAGGTTCCAGATAGGCAGACTTTTCTTAGCAATGTAACTCTTCCTTCTGGAAGGCGTATCGGAGATGTCAAAGCCAAGGAGATTATTGCGGTCTTATTCACATGAGTCTCACAATTCAGCACCCACTTAGGGCAGACCTTCCCGCTATGATGGCTCTCAATGCGGCCAGTATGCCAGAGACCTATGTGCCGTCCTTCTGGACGACTCATCTCAATCAGTTTGGAGACCTCTTCTATGTGGCCAAGTTCGATGGGAAGGTGATAGGCTATGTCATGTGCCGAGAGGAACAGGTGAACCGTGTCCGTATGGGTCTCATTATCTCTGTAGCGGTAGACAAGGAATATAGGGGTCAAGAGATAGGGCCGAAACTGATGTATGAGGCGCACAGGGCCATGAGAGAGAGGAACATCCCTATGGCCGCACTTCAGGTGCGGAAGAGCAATGAAGCGGCCATCAAGATGTATGAGAAACTAGGCTATTCCGTCAACATGAAGATACCCCAATACTACAAGAACCCAAGCGAAGACGCTTGGCTCATGACCTGCATCTTATGATAACATTTATAAGGTAGACTAAGCCTATCTCTGTTATGGGAAAGAGAGACAACATACCACGATACAATCGGCAATACTACGAATCTCATAAAGACGAAATACGGAAACAGCAAGCAGATTACCATCGTAAGTGGTATGCCCAGAATAAGGAAACGCATAGAGAGTATAACAAGAAATGGAGTCATGAGAACAAAGGCTTAGTAAAGGAATACAATAGGAAGGGTCTACTTAATCTCAAAGTAGAGGTTTTTCTTGTCTATTCTCATACAGACCCGCCCCAATGCGCTAATCCTTATGGCCAACACAAGGAACCCTATACCGACCTTCGTGCTCTTACATTAGACTTGATTTCTGGTGGGCATAGTGAGAAGGGCTTGCCTACTGGCAAAGCACTGTATTTTAAACTCAAAAGAGAGGGTTATCCAGAAGGTTGGCAAGTTTTGTGTATGAACTGCCAATGGGTAAAGAAGTTCGAGAATCATGAATGGGGCCATCACGACTAGACAACATCCTTAAATACTCCTAGCGCACTAATCTCCTTGTCATGAGTGTTACTACGTTCCCACTTGTAGCGGCAGGGTGGAGAGCCGCCGTAGGATGGCTTGCAGAAGTAGAATATGGCATGGCTCCGGCTGGAATTATAAGTGCGCCACAAGCCTACAATTGGGTTGGCGCAGTGCAGAGTATGAGAGGAACGGTAGACAAGCAACCCATCTTCGTCTACAGGATGGACGGTAGCACTTCCTTCCCGGCCTATCAGTTGAAAGGCCAACGAAACGTGGACTTTTCGATAACCTACTGGCCACAGAACATCGGTGGTGGGACAAGTGGAGACCATACACAAGGCATCTTGTGGGACATGATTAACGCCATCGGAACTCCGGCTGGCGGGTCTCTTTCGCCACCTGTGACTGGCATCTCTCACTCTTTCATCATCAAAGACTTCGACACTGGTGCTGTTTGGACTGTCACAGGAGCGATTGCCAATACCGTGACAATCAGTGGAAAGACAGGGCAAGCACTTGAAGTCAAGGTTGACTACTGGTGTCAAAACATCATGTCTGCACTTCCGGCCTATGTGACTTTTCCAACCGACCCCGGCAACGTCCCGTTCTACTTCTCCCAAGAGAGCGTCATATTCAACCAACAGTCTTCGCCAACTGTTGCGCCACAAGCCCTGACCTTCACTGGCACAATCACCAACAACCTGTCGCGTGTGCCGCAGTTCGGCTCAGATGTCATCAGAAGCCTACCCCAACTGACGCGCAAGGCTGAAGGTGATATGACGGCCACCTTCGCCACTCTCTCTGATGTGACTTATGAGGGCAATGTTCCAGCGACAGCAGAGACCTACACACCGCCTACCACATACACAGACCCCGATACTACTCTGTCTGGTCTGGCTATGCAGACCATTCGTATAATCCTTGGGAAAGAAGGTGCGCCTAGTGCTACTTCTCCGACCTACACTGCCGCAATAGACTACACAGGTGCGGTGCTACCCAAGATAGACCTCACTGTGCCGATTTCAGACAGGGTTGCCCTTGACCTACCTTGGTCTGCCACCGGAGCCGCCGTGAAGGTCGTCTAGTTGACGGTTAGCCAGAAAGGTTTATAAAGGTTCATGCCTACCCTACTGGCAATGACAGGACAAAGAGGAATCATCGGAATAGCGATACTGGCCTTCTTAGGGTCAATCGTAGGACTCTGTATGTTAGGAGTGGACATCGCATCTGCAATTGGTAGCGGCTTTGTGATTGCGTTCTTCTCAGGAGTTGGAGCCGCCTTCTTGAGCGTTCCAAATCTAAGAAACTCACGCTTCCCTATGAGAAGCCAGCCCTATGAGAACGTCAAGTATGGGACTGCCGCTAGTGAAGTCATGGAACTCAGACAAGGACTGACGACTCAGGACGTTGGCAACATGATTGACGGCAACGCGAAGAAACTACGCGGAGACTAAATCTTTATATAGTCTCCTGTCCTTCTATTGCTTGTGTCTACCGAAACCAAGCAAGTGACTGTAAGAGGCGCGAATTACACTATCAAACGCTTCAATCTTGAAGAGGGCAGTGTAGTGGATAGGCTTCTTACAACCAACAAGGACAAACTTGTGGAACAGCAAGCCATCATGGTCTTCTATGGGACAGTCGAACCGAAGTTTGAGTCCATTGAAGCCGTGAAAGCGGCAGACAGAGAGACGGTTCTCCACCTTTGGATTGAGATACAGAGATTCAACTCCTATGAGACCAGTTTTTTATCACTCTTAAAGAACTTACCGTCACAGGAGTCACCAACACCAAGAACGCGGAGACGCTAAACGAAGTCAAGGCCATACTCGGCAAGTATGACAAATACTTTGTTCTAAAGACGCTTCAAGACCTTTTGGGAATCCCCAGAGAGGAAGCCCTCAAGATGACGACTCTTGAGATAAAAGAACTGCTTCTAGCCCACAGATTCGCTGTTGAAGCGGAGAACAAGAGACGCGAGAAGAAGCGTCAAAGGGAACAAGCCCTAGCCGAACCGCCGACAACCTTATTAAGCGAGAAGTAGCCTTATAAGGTAGTATGAGTGAGAGAGCAGAAGCCATTAGAGCGATGGCCTCAGACCTGAAGGAACTGAATGCGGCCTATGAAGAGGGTGCTATTTCTGCAAGGGAATACTCAGGAGCGATAAAGGAAGTAGCAGAGGCACAGTATGGACTAACCATAGGTGAGCAAGCAGGTATTCAAGCAACGAAGACGCTTTCCACCGTCATGACCTCATGGAACAACGCTTTCAGTGCGGCGGCTGATTTAGCGGCACACAACATTGATGAGTTGGTGAATCTGTATAACGCTCAAATCACTGCCATCCGCACCCAGAATGTCTACACACAAGCACTTGCTTTGCAAGCAGTTGCCACAAGTGTCTATGGTAAAGGCACAGAGCAAGCAACGAGAGCGACTGTGGCCGCAAACTACGTTGGTGCTCTCTACGAACAAAGCAAGAAGAACGAAGTGGTGGCCGCAAATGCCTATGTGACAGCATCGGCCACGAATACGGCTAAGATTGCGACATCTATCATAGATGCGGCAACTAGCGTAAGCCAGTTCTTGGTTGCCTTTGCTCTTTACAGAGCCGCCCACACTGCGGCTCAAGCACAAGCAGAAGAGGAGACTACGGCTGTGGTTGCGGATACTGCGGCAAAAGAAGCCCAAGTTGCGTCCCAAGTCGCTGTCACTACTGCAACAGAAGCCGAGACTGCGGCCCAAGCCGAACTTGCGACTGCTGAAGCCGCGACTGCGGCAACTGCGGGTCTAGCAGGTGGTCAAACTCTTCTCACTGACTTTATGGAATTTCTCCCATTGACCATGTTTATGCAGGGTGGCGGCTTTGTTCCGAAGACTGGCCCCTACATACTCCATCAAGGCGAGACTGTGGTTTCCCCAGAGGGTAATGTTTCTGGTTCTCCTGCTGAGACAGTGTTCTCAGGTGGAAGAGCAGGTGGCGGTGGAACATACGCTCCCAACATCGAGATTCATATCCATGCCACAAGCAACGTAGATTTGGCTAGAATTAGGATGGAAGTGGAAGCGGCTTTGGCTAAGACCCTACTGGCCTCACAGAAACAGAGGGGTGTATACTGATGTC